GATTTTGCAGTTGTTTTTTTACATGCAGATAAAAATGGTGTTTCATCTGGTGAAATGTTGTAAATGATATCTTGGATATCTTCACGAATGCTATTCGCATTATCATACGAGTCGTATGTATTTGCTGGCTGTGCCATGTGTTTGTCCTTTCAGAGACTAGAAGACTAACTAATCGTTAATCATTGTTTAACATCAGGCTCAATGCATCTTCGATTGAACCTGTTTTCATTAAGCGCTGTTGCGCCTTTTGTTGCTCCGCTTGAACGCTAGTTGATTTTCGCTTCTTTACGCCAGCCTTAACGACAGGACGAGCTTTCTCGCCTTTTGTCTGCGTAGCCTTACGCTTAGATTTCAATTCCCGATATTTCCTCGCATCATTCAATGCCTCGATGTATCTCGCGTCAGTTACCATAGACATTTCGTCTTCAGTAAATCCGTAAGCCACACCAGTTTGAACCAGCGATTGTTTTAATGCTTCACCCTTAACAGGATCTGCAATTTCTGGAATACGCTTTCTAAGCACCTCGGCCTGCTCTTGCAGATACGACTGATGCGCCTGCGCCTGAGCTTGCTGTTGTTGCTGTTGTAAAGTTTGAACCTGATACATCGATTGATCATATGCAGTCTTCGCCTCGTCGTACTTCATTTTTTGTTCCATGTATCCGATTGGATCACTTTCAAAAAGTTCAGAGCTAGGGGGCGTAGGTGCTACCAACGATCCATTTTGTATCTGATTTGCTAAACCAAGAGCTTGCGCTTCTCGCTTCGCTATTTCGGCTTCTTTCTGCTCAAACTGCTTTCGCACTTGGGCTATTTCTTGAAACCTTTTGTTAATCGCCTTTTGTCCTGCGGCGTCACGTTGTAACTCAGCCTCTGTCCAATACTGCTTCTCTCCGTCTACTGTGACTTCGATCATTCTTTCTTGGTTTGGCTCAGTGTCATCTGCCTCTGGGTCTTCGTAGTCGATTTCGCTATCATCATCGCTGGATAGCTCTTCAGCGTCATCTGAACCCTCGTCTTCAGCTTCCATTTCTTCAGCTTCGCCGTCGCTAACTGCTTCCACTTGTTCTGGAGCTTCGTCCAAATTTTGTTCCTGATCATTTTCCGCGTCAGGTGATACGATCATGCTGTCTACAGCTTCTTCTAGGGTAGTCGATGCCATCGGTGCTACTTCCTTTGTTTGTGATCTAAAATAGTCTCTGCATTTACTTTTGCGTCGAGAATTACTTCGATCTGGTTTAAAGCCCTCACTATTGAATGAGCTTCCTCACGCGCATCAACGTCTGATGCACTACTTTCTGCAAAGATCTTCATTTGATCTTCACGAACATTTTTTACAAATTTTTGAAAAGCAGTATCGTTTTTTAAACGTCTGGCCTCTTCAGCTTCTAATCTTATAACTTGCGCCATTATTACATATTTCCTTGTGCAATGCCACCAATCATGCGGTTTCTATCTTGCTCTGATTTTACTCTGGCAACGTCAACTTTAGTGCCATATTCACCATAAATCTTGGCGGCGTCTACAAGTAAATCTTGCGCCATTTGATCGCGCTTCAAGTCATCTGCCTGAGCATTCTTCGCCATATCCACTTGCAACTTAGCGGCGTCAGCTTGCATCTTAGCTTGTACTTTCATTTGCTCTGCCTGCAAGAATGCCGCGTTTGGATCTTGTGGTTGTCCCTGAGCCTCTTGTGCCGCCTGCTGTTGTTGTAGCATTTGCATTTCGATTTCTTCAGTTATTGGCGCAAAATACCTGTCGGCATTGCGTATTCCTGCAACTGCCAATTGGTCAGCTAATGTATTGCGAATATTGGTCATCGACACTAGACCATTTTGACTGCCATACGTCTGATATACAAATTGTTGCATTTGTAGGGCTTGGTTAAGGGCAATTGCTTTTTCCTCTTCCCTGCCAGTTCCTAATCCGACGTTTATCATCACGTCCATTGAGCCATCCCAGATGCGCGGATCTACAGGCACAAACGAGCCGTTCATTCGCATCATTTGCTCTTCATCAATATTCTTGTGGGTTAGGCGCAACATAAGGCCAAATAGGTCTTTCATGCCATCGGCTAGGTTTCTCACCATTACTTCGGTTTGACCAGCTCCAGCCTGTATTGTGGCCTGCACAGCCGCCTTAGTAGTAGACTGCATTGCATCTGGGTCTAACCCCATAGAGGCTCTGGAGACGCCTGTTTTGCTCTCTACAAGCCCATCTAAGTAAGTTAATGCACTTAATGTCTGCCCAGCGTGGAATGGCACTGATAAATCTTGAACCTGACCCATTTGTTGCATACGCACGATTGAGCCAATTTCGTTATTCAGTAAATCATCGATATTAACGCCAGATGTCACTGCCATACGTGGATTATTTGTCATTGCCACGTTGTCTAATATACCACGTAAAACTGATGTTGCCGCGTCCTGATCATCCATCACTATCTCAGCTAAGGATCTACCATAGAAAGTGTGTGGCTCTGGATCTATCTCAAACTTAGCAAATGGGCATTCGTCACATGGCTCTAAATCCAGCACTTTATACTTTGTGCCGCCACAAGTTATTTTGTGTAGGATTGGCACGCCAGTTCCGTCCGCATCAATACGCATATATGCTTGGGTAATTGTCACGTTTTTCATTGCTGGGTCTGCTGGGTCTTCGTCACTAAAATCAGTGTCATATCCACGTCTAGCAAATTCCTCACTAGATGACGTATCGCCGCCACCCTCGAAGCTATCTAAACCTAAAATTTCGTCTGGATCAAAACCCATCGCTATTGCGTCGCCAGCTCTCATCTCTGTTCTATGAGCCACCACATACGCATCCTTTAATGTACGTGCGTCACGGCTAATAAAAAATTCTTCTGGTGGCACACTTTCAATGCACAATTCTCCAGCTTCTTTTCGCCTGCTAATTTTTGCGCTGTGAATAGGCATTTCCATTTCCATGCCCATCGCGTCCATCTCAATAGTCATTTCCACGCTATGCTCTAGCACTGTCACGCTATCGTCTTCGATCAGGTAGGTGTATTCATCATCAGATAAATCTGTATATGTGAATATATCAACTTCTGGGTATGTCATCCAATACGCTTTTACGATGCCTTGTTTCTTTACAAGTGCATCTTGGAACGCATCATTAATTACGCGATAACCATTTAATCTGGTAAATTCGTGGTGCATAAATTCTGTCGCTTGATCTGCCATAGCCACATCTTCTGCGCCGCGTGGTATATATTCCACTGGCTTTGCAGTGCTAAGGAAAATACGCATTAAACTTGGCTTTACAGCGCGTACTGTGTCACGCACTTTAGTTGCCACAACACTACTGCGACCATCTTCGTGACCTAAGTAAACCTCGCCGTCGTAGTATTCCTGAGCCTTAATTCTATCTTCAGCAATCTCGCCTTCGACAAAAGAAACTGCATCCTCAATGGCATCCGAAACTATACCCTCGATTTCAATTATAGATTTTGGTTTTAGTTCCATGTTTTTTCCTACTGATTAACTGTTTCTTCGGCTGTCATTAATCCCTTATTAATCAAATAAGCTCTTAATGCGGCTTCAGCTCTTTCCTGTCCAACGCCGCTTAACTTCCTGCCACCAAGTACATTTTTAATTAATGCGTCAACATTTTGCTGTTGCATCTTGCCTGCGGCATATTTTGCTCCGCTAGTTGCGGCTGATGTACCTAGCACAGTGCCTCCAATTATAGTTGGATCTGCCATTCCTGCCTTTTCTAAGACATACGCAGAGCCGCCGCCAGTTGCTATGAGGCTAGTCGGGTTTGTTGGGGCAAATTTACCTATAAAGTTTAATATATTTTCTGTTGTTCCACCTTGGACAATGCTTTTCATTTGCTCAATTTCGTCAGGCGACCAGCCAAACTCTTTTCCTTGTATAAGGCGATTAGTAAATGTTCTAAATTGGTTTCTAAGCGCTTTATCAAAGTTAAGATTTGAGTCAGATCTATTCCGAGCAAGCTCAACTATTGTATCGAGAGTATCAGCCTTACTAGCTCTATGGTACATGGCATTGGCTATTTTTATATCGTTATTAACATTCCCCGAAACTTCCTCGAAAATATTTAATATTTTACTTATTGCTCCAGCATCAGTTCCGCCATCTGCACGTTTAAGTGCATCTAAATATCTGGCCTTTAAGTTTTTGCGAAAAGTAAGCATTGCCGAGCCATCCATTGCCTTGCCAGCTTTGTTTTTAAACATATTATATAAGTTACTAGCCCCTGCACCAATTTTAGTGTCTAACCCAAGATCTGGGTCTAGCAACCCTTCACGGCGCATCATTTGGTCAACTGCATCAAACATCTTTTGGGTTTGATCTCCAACAATTACAACGCCTTTTTGCTTTTGCTTTTCATATATAAGACTTGCCGCCTGACTTAACTCAAGAGAATTTGTTGGCGCGTCTGGATTTTTAGTTAAAAGTTTCGTTGTGAACGCATTACCGCCAACGCCAACTGTAGCACCTACAATTTCTGCCAGCATTTTTGCTGTTGGGCTATTTGGAAATATTTGCTCTGCTGTAGTTCCAGCAAAACTTGCAGGAAGGCCAATTGCGGCTTCAGTGCCAACAAATTGTGCTGGCTTATCTTTTATATAACTAGCTGTGTCTTTTACAATTTCCTTAGCCGCATTTAGTATATTTGGAGATTGTTGTGCAACTTGACCGATCTTCTGCCCAGCAACTAGAGGTGCTGACGCAACTAGAGGTGGTATTGAACCAATCATTTCGCCGCCAGATCTTACATATTTCTGTGCTGTAGTTTGAGGCGCAACGTCTGATATGGCATTACCACCAGTTAAATAGTCCATTCCTTTTTCTATACTTGCAGAACCACCAAATGGTGCATCGCCTACATCAACGCCTAACTTACTTAACCCAGCCGCCGCCATATCTACAGGAAAGCCAAATCCGCTTGCTATGGCTTGATTTATACCAGACGTTCCTTGCTCAATTATGTTTGTATCGCCGACAGGGTCGGCTTGTGATTTAGACCGCCTATTCAACTCAGCTTTAAACTTCATTACATTAATTAGGTCATCGTTTTTAGAGGCTAATTGAATGGCAGTCTGCAACTCTTCTATAGTTTTTTCTGCTAAATTAGCCATCTTTATGTACCTTTTTCTGGAAAATAAATTTCTGCGTCTTCTTTTTTAAAAATAGGATTATCCCTACTCCATGCGCGTAATTCAGTTTTAAAATTCAAATCTAATTGACCATTTTCTTTAATATATTGAGCCGCCATGTCCGCTATTAAAAGTTTTCTGTTTGCAATTTTTCTTTGCATATCAATTAATGCTACGTTTGCCTCTAAAGTTTTACCTAAATCTGGCTGTATGCTAACAACAAACTCACGATCACCCTCGGAGAAACCAGCCCCTAATGATCCACCCATACTGTCCAAAACAAGTTGTGAAGTAATGGCCTTAAAGTTTTCCATACTTGAAACATTTGCTGGATCTCCACCTAATGTTTCCACAATCTTTCTCATTTGAACTAAACCATCTGTTAACGCACCTGATGTAAAGTTTGGGTCTGCCATTAAGTTTTCTAATTGCCTAGTCCTCATTAATATATTTGCGGCGTTGTCAGCGTCTTCGTTAACTTTTTCAACCAACTTAACACCAAATTCTCCCATTCCCTTCTGATACGCGGCCTCCTGTTTATTAACAATGTTAGTAGTAGACTGCTGTAATTTTAAGAAATCAGTAAAAGATCCAGCAAAGCCGCCATCCTTAGCCGCTTTGTAATCTTTCATTTTAGTTGTTCTATTATCTTTAGGGTTTAATCTGTTTGCCGCAATTGCAGATAATACGTTGCCAGCCGCGCTTGGGTTAGCTTCAATTATTGCCGCCATGTCAGCCATGCCATTAGCTTTTAAATATTCAATTGTCTTATTTACATTGCCAGCTTTTACTCTTTGTGCGCCACGTTGCCTAATAGCATCGCCACCCCTTAGCTCTGGTAATATTAATGGGTCTAAACTTGCCGCAAAATTTTCTAGCCCAGATAATCCTGTTGTGCCAGATCTTGTGGTAAGTTTATCAAATAATCCAGCCATGCCAGTTCTTGGTTGTGGCTGACCCTGCATTTGACCTTGATTTGAATTAACGGCTGGAACAACTGCCTTATTTTGCACTGGGTACATTGTATTCATGCCAATAGATTGTGGCGTACCTTGTGGAAATCCAATGCCTGTATTGGCTTGCACTGGGTACATCTTTTCCAATTCTAATTCTTGCAGTGTCTTATTCGGAAATCCGATCATTATTTCATACCCCCGATTACATTAGCTCCGAGCTGTAAGTAGTTGAAAAGGCCAGGTTTCATGCTGTTAGTTGTGCTAGATTGGTTAGGTACTGAGCCTAGTGCCGCCAATGGCGCAGATAGTGCCTGCATTGGTGAGCCAGTGTATCCTGCATATTGAGCTTTAGCCGCATCAATAAGTGCCTGTTGCATTCCCTGTTGTAGAATACCTTGTTGCGCTTGTTGATTTTGGATTGCTTGACCAGTGTTAAATGCCTGCTGACCTAATGCACCCATTTGATTTGCCGCACCTAATCTTGCGCCTTGATTTGACATTTGATTAGCAATGTTTTGCTGTTGAGCTGACATCAAGTTATTAGATAGATATTGATTAGCACCAGTTTGAGCCGCCGCATTTTGTGCGTTGATATTTTGCAATCTAGCAATATTCGCCGCTTGAGCCGCCTGAGCTGAATTTGCACCAAACTGATCTGCCGCCGTTTGTTGCCCAATATCAAACTGTCTGTTTTGCAATGCCTGATTGAAGCCCTGCTGTCTTAGCCCAGCAACTGAATTTAATGCCTGATCTGCAAAGTTTTTGCGTGTCTCGGCTTCAGCTATCCCATGTCGAGATCCGCCAAATGCATTGGCTTGTGTCGCCTGAGCGCCCATTTGATTAAGTGACATTTCCTGAGCGCTACCAATATCTCGCAATGTATTCTGAACAACTTGATCTTCATATGGATTTTCGTATGCAGACAAATCCGATCCTGCAAGTTGTCCTGCGTTGTATCCAAAGCCCTGCTGATTACCCACAGATGACTGCATAGTTGGATTGTATCCAGTTGCTTGTATCTGCGCTGGGCTGTAGCCCATTGCCGCCTGAGTGCCTTGCATCGCCTGCTGTAATCCACCAGCCGCCGCTTGGTTAACATTAAAGTTACCTTGTGGGGCTAATGATGGTGTAAGTTGAGGGCGAGGCGTGCCATCAGGTAACGTATTGTGAAACCTTGTGCCTATATCTTGACCGCTAGTAGGCATTTTCATCATCTTCGCTGGGGCTGGCATACTCCCAGACATAGTATTCATCACGTTTGACGCCATCGCCGATCCCATCGGCCTCATTTGTCCACCACCAGCCATGTTAAGCCTCTTTTCTTTTAAAATTTGTCATCTTATTCATCCCAACCTGTCATTGCCGCTTTTTTGCCAGCCGCAGGCGTGTAACCTAATGAGTTTTGTTTTTTACGTCTACTTGATGTTGCTGGTGGGCTTATATTTATTGCCGCTTGAGCCGCCGCAACCGCCGCCGCTTGACGCTTTGCTTCTGCCTCTTGAGCCGCGATTATTCCAGCTTTTGCCTTTTCTGTTTCTGCAAGTTTTTTATTGTATGCAGTTTGGAAATCAACACCTTTTCCAAAGTCTAACGCACTAACAACTTCCGCACCCATATTGGCGAGTGTACTTGGTATGCCTGTTAGATTTGATATATTGCCTTTTATCAAAGAGCCGCCGTAAGAGCCTCCAACATTGTCTGGACGCGGTAATAAATTTCCGCTTTCATCTTCATAAAACCCCTGCAAGAAACGACCATTTGATGGGTTATTAAAACTTGTTGGCGTAATATTTGTAATGTTTTTTATGCCATCACCAAAGCCCATATTAGCTACGCCTGTCATATTCATAGCTATATCTTCCTGTGCAAGTCTTTGAGCTTGAGATAAATTATTTCTTTGCTCCGCCGTCATTGTATTGCCGATAGTGTCGCTTCTAGGATTATAATTGTTTGGAGATATAACGTCAGCTAAATCCTGCATCTCTTGCTCCCCCAGACTTGCGCCAAAAGATGTCTGCGAAGCCATTAAATCTTCAAGCCTTTGCCTATTATCATCACTGCGAGATTTGCGCCTCATCGCTTCCCAATCTAAATCGGCATTTGGATCTACATTCATTCCGCCTAAGTCACCTGACGCGGCTGGTTGTGTTGACATGATTGGAGATCCATTTGCGTCGTATCCAATTACAACATTTGCAAATCCGCCATTTGGATTATTGTAATACGAGCTGTTCGACCCATAGTCAGTAGTGTTCGGCCTAAAACTTGGGTTTTGCCCTTGCATTTCCATAGCAACGCCACTTGCTGGGCTTGCTGAATAAGCGCCACTTGGATCAAATCCAGTGTAAGGATTTACAAAGAAACTATCCAGTAATGCTTTTTGGTTTGGCCTAAAGTAACCTAATGTATCCACTGCATCTTGGAACATTGGCGCAGATGAGTAACCTGTCACACCATTTGCGTAAGTTTGTGGCGCACCCATATTGCCCATAATGTCTGTTGGGCTTGTCGGTGTAGCCATACCAAATGCGTTAGCACTATCAGCCGTATTCTGGAATGATGCCTGTTGCATTGGATTAAAAGCCGCAACGTCTGCGCCATAATATGGTGTGTATCCAACTTGAGATATTGCGTCTGCCTTTGCTAAATTAGCTTTTGCCGCATTTTCTATGTATGCTGGTACTGTTACTTCTGATGTGGTTTGTCCACCTTTTCCGCCTGACATTATGTTAGCTCCTTAATATACGACGAATGAAGCTGATCCCAGCCATGATCCGATAGTGGTTTTTTCCATCCAGCTCGACCTGTCATCGTCAATGCTGAACACCCTTGAGCTTTTGCCCAATTAATTACGTCAGTGTGCATATCCATTATTTGATCCAACTCGCCGCCGCCAAGAAAAATATTTAATTGCTTCACTTTAGGATATACCACAATTTCAGACACTATGCACCCCCTTGGTGTAGGCCAAAGTTGCATTGTGCCAGACTTAATCCCTTCAACTACATGAATAAAATCGTGAGTGCCGCCAGAATACTCTAATGCGGCCTCGATCCATTCCCTGCAATTTTCGATTAATTCATCAATTACCATGAACCACCTGTCAATGTTATGCGCTTCCAAATGTGAGCCGACCCATCGTGAGCCGCAGTGCATACATAAATATATGATGCATCCCAAGATATTAATCCAGCCTTATCGCCAGCTACACCCACACTAGATGCAGGGATTGCATTCTTTAATATAATTTCACGAAAAGCGCCTGATCTACTTATAATTGGGTATAGGTTTACCCTATCCCACATCATTGTGCCATTTTCGGATGCACTTTCCTCGCCGTTCTGCTGAACCAGTGTGGATCGAGTTTGTGATAAATGCTGAACAAGCCTTCGACCCCACGTCCGCCAATCGTTGCCAATGACGTCTGGGGCTTTTTGTTGCTGTTCGCTCATCTCGCTCCACCAGCCGTAACATTAAGTCTATTTATACCGACACGCCAATCAGCTAAGTTAGCCGCGTCAATCCTGAGTTTAACTTGCCTGCCTGTAAATCTCAGCGACGTTGGATTTGACATAGAGAACGCACCATATGAGCGCTCTTGGCCGTTAGGGTAAAACCTCGTCTTAAATGTAACTGTGACGTCGCCCTGCGTCTTCTCATCTGGGATCATTTCTGTAACTGACATTACATTCTCGCCAGTACCTAATGCAATCGAGCCACTTTCAGCAAATGGCGTAAGTGTGCCGTAATCAAAGCCAATCTCATGCTCGTACAACTTGTTGTTTTCTGCGCTTGCCCAAATAGGCTGTCGGTATGTACCCATATCATAACCAGCAGTTCTGCCTAGCTCACCAATGTACCAAGTATTCTCAACATAATTATAAACGCAATATCTGTCATTTTCTGTGCTTGATCCAGATGGGTAGAACCAGAATATCTCGCCGTATGTGCTGTTTGTCACTGCAAAAGTTTTTGATATTTGTGCGCGGTTTATATCGGAGAATACATAGTCAGATATTTCGCTTTCTATTTGTTGAACCGCGCCGCCTGCATAAGCATAGAATGAGTGATTACCCATCCAGAACGCGCCCTTATCAACTGATGCTATGGCCTTGTTTGCTATTAATCCACAACTCGCTCCAACGCGCTCAATACCATACACATATGGCGCACCAATGTAATTAGCTACGTGTGCATCCATGCTTGTGAGTATTAAAGTTTGACCCTGAACACGTATGCCAGCCATAATTCTGCCACTTGTGTTAAGCTCTAAGTCACCAGCTTCATTTGTCGCGGCTGGCGTCCATGTGGAGCTATCTTCCCTGTCACACCACTGCACCTTGCGTTGATTTCCGCCTGCGCCTAATGCAAACAAAAATCGCTCTTCAGTTACGACGATGCTCTCATTGCTTGTAGGCGCATTTGCTAATACTGCGGCTGGTGTGGAATTGCTTAACTGCCACTCATAAATTTTTCCATCATCTTCATTACAGGCGACAAGGTATTCACCCCACGTATCAAGCGACCAAGACGTTGCAGGCTGTATTCTCGCTGTGTCTGGACGAGCTACGCCGTAGGCATACTGCCCAAAGTAACTACCGCCATATCCTGTAAATGCCTCGGCGTCTTCACGGCCATTAGCTAGGCCAGATGGCGTTATATCGTGCCGCACGCCTTGGGATGTCCAGCTATAAAGTTTATTATATGTTCCACCAACAATGTATCGATCTTGGTCATTTGCAATCCAAGTAATCATGCCACGAATTTTAGCATTAGCCGCCGTGTCTGATCGGGTACGCCAGCCACCCATTGGACGCATTGTGCCATCGACCCATCGAATTAAGTTAGCGTCACGCCATCGACCTGACGCTTGTAATTCAGTGCCATTGCGGTAAATGCCAGCAGGAATGTCTAATGGTATTAGTGGCATATTTACCTCGTTTCATAAGTTGCTGTTACTATAGCATATTTTAGGCGTTATGGACAATACAACCTTTATTCTGGCTTTGTAGGCCAAGCCACAGAGTATGGGTATTCAGATTGGTCTTCAATATCTGCAATAGCTTGGCGGTAAGCTAATTGCTCATTAGTTCCCGATCCTTCCCAGCCACTTGTCTCTTCTAAGATTTTATCTCGTTTAACACGAATTAATTCTATTACTTTATTTTCTGCATCGGTATACATTAGTTTGTACTCTCTCCATCTCTATATGCTACATCAGTTGATGGGAATGCTTGTCCACTCCCCAAACCCCAGACAACGCGGACACATCCCCTTCTAGTGTTTCTTGATGCGTAGCTTCCACCCCCATTTAAGTCTACATAACCACCCCAATATCCGCCACCAAAGAAGACCAAATTGCCATTACTTTCACTTGTAGATGGGAAGTTTGTGGTATTACCAGAGCCGCCCCCACCTCTAGTGGCATTGAAACCGCTACCAGTATTGGTATCACCAGAACCACCCGATCCATTTGAACCTTGGCCAAAGGGAGCAGTGCCACCACCAGTCATACCACCGCCATAGCCAGAGCCTTGATTGAGGTCAATAACATTACCGCCTCCACCTCCGCCACCATTTGAGCCATTAGCACCATTTTGAGTAGCGTTAGGTGGAGCATAAGCCGAACCACCTGCACCGCCCGATCCGCCGTATCCCCCAGCACCGCCGCCGCCTGATCCTACATAAAAAGTTACATCATTGTTAGAGCCTGCATTGTTAAATCCGCCGTTTCCGCCGTTTCCGCCCCCATCTCCACCTGAGTAAGTGCCACCACTTCTTAAACTAGCGGCATTACCTCTTACATCACAAACACCAGCCCTATAAAATCTTGCATAACTATCATTCAATGTTACTGAAAATGTCTGACCAGCGACAACATCTATGTTGTTTTTGTAGGCTAGTCCACCACCGCCAAAGCCGCCTCCATTACTTTGATAATAGTATTTTCTGTAGGTGTTGGGGTTAGTGTTGCTAAATGCACCTTGGCCTATGCAAACAACTGATATATTTAATACACCAGTAGGTACTGTAAACGTGTAACTGCTAGACCCTAAATGCTGGTTTTCGTTACTGTCTGTTGGGTCTTGAACAAATAAGTGTGCGCCTTCTACTTCATTTCCAGAAGTTGCCCCATAAAACTCACTCATTGAGCTTTGTGAGCCAGAGCTTTTATCAATCATATCCCGAATATCAGTGTCATTAAAAGAACACTCGCTCCCAGACGAACCGCCAGCCTCAACGTGCAAATCATTTAAAGATATTTGACCAGAAGTTTGTAATGCCATCTAACTTACCTCGCTTTTAGTTCTTCGATTTCAGCTTTAAGTTCTTTGATTGCTTCAATCATTAATCCATGAAGTTGATCGTATTGCACTGTCTTGTATTCAGTCTTATCATCTTCACCCATCTTGAGGGGCAACGTGCTTTCAGTAATTGCACTTGGCATTACCTTCTCAACTTCTTGTGCTATAACACCAGCAGACTTTTTGCCATCAGCTAGGTATTCAAATGTGTAACCATTTAGCTGTGATACTTTATCTAAGGCATTGTCTATCTTCACGATGTCTTTCTTTAGACGCTCATCTGATATTGTTGTAGAGTAAGCAATGACGTTGCCATCTGCATGAATATCCCCATCAGATTCAATTCTAGCACGAATACCGCCGTTGATTACAAAATCAAGGTATGAGTTGTCGCCCCATCCTAAATAGTCATTACTATCAAGGCCAAAGCTAGATGCATGAACACTGCCTGTTACTGTGACACCGCTACTCGTTGTCTCAAGTTTCTTGGAGTTGTTGTGGTATAGCTCTACTGCTCCATTCGGTATAGCTTTAATCATATTTTCAGATGCTGTTTTAATCTGGATTGGGTGGTCATTTTGAGCCACAATCTGATTATAACCGCCAGCATCATGGTAAATCTGAAGGTCATCACTAGTCCCTAAGACAACTCTTTGATTGTCTGTAAACTTTGCATAGCTATTAAAATAAGCATAACCAGCATCAGACATATCAAGGGTGAGGGCTGTGATACCCACACCACCATCAACGCCTTCAAACTTTATATCTGCGTCTGAACGAGCAGAGTAGATTTGCACATCAGAACCTGTATTTCGTATTTTGAAAAACTCAGTTCCTGCATCTTTAAAAAATACACTGCCACCATCAGCATCAAGATTAATGTTTCCTGTAACGTCTAATGTTAAGTCGCCGTTAGGTGCAGATATAAGACCATTTACACCAGAGTTACCTATTGATAAATCTCCGTCATTTCCAAATATAGCCACGCCATTATCATTGACGATTAAATTGTTAGTGCCTCCAACAGTAATATTACCACCAGATGTTATAGCACCATTAAAAGTAGCCGCACCTGCCGCTGACATATCAAGTGTGAGAGCGACTATGTTACTGCCGCCATCACTACCTCTAAATATTATATCTCCATCTGAAATGGATGACTCTATAAAGAAATTGTTTCCGTTTTTGAAGAAAGTTCCGTATCTAGTCCCACCATCTTCTATATGTACTGCACCTACATTATCAGCATCAAGGATAATGTCTCCTGATACATCTAGCGTTAGATTGCCGTTTTGTGCCGCAATCTGTCCGTTTGTTCCATCGCTGT